TCCAAGAAGAAAGCTACCTTTTGGTCTTTCCACTTTTTGTTAAGACTATCAGCAATTTGATTTGCTAAGTCTACTTTTGCCATAAAAATTATGAATTAAATAAGTCATCAAATGCTGCTGCCACATCCACTTTTGGTGCCGGGGCTGCTGTCTCGTCATCATCCCAAGGTAAATCATTAACTAATCCACTTCCACCGATTTCAGGTGCAGCATCTTTAGTTACTAATTGTTCTTCAACTTTTTTTGGTTGAGGTGCTAATGTTTGTTGAGAAACAGAAGGAGTTGGATTTTCTTCTTCAAGCACTGCCGTTGGGTTTAACCAATTCTCTAATACCGTCTTTAATTCTGCATAAGATAATTCTGAATAGATATCAGTAATATCAGTTTGCTCATCTAACAATTTAGTTGCGATTGTAGAATTGTCATGTAATAAAGATACATTTGGTTTTACTCTGATTCTGGTTTCAGGATATGTTTTACCTGCTTCCTCTACAATTTCAATAACAATATCTCTACCATTTGTTTCATCGGTAATATCACCGTAATCAGGATCAGCTACGATAGCTAAAATCTCTTGATACACAGTCTTACCAAATCCCCAAAATTTAACACCTTCGTTTTCTTGACCTCTGATTACCACAGGTGCGAAAGTTCTTAATTTAGGCTCCATTTTCTTACCCGCTTTCCAATTCTCAGTATCACCTAATTTCTTAAGTTTTTCTGCGAACTCTAAAATTGGGTCAGGTCTTCCAAAGGAAGCTGGACTCAAATAAGTTTTGTTGTTAATGTTGTAGTGAAATAATAATTCAATGAAAGGATTTTCCTTATTGAATTTGTAAGGTACGATACGAACTTGGTATTTACCAGGTTTGGTTTTCCACAATGAGTCCGTTTTCTTCGAAGTGTTTTGCAACGAATTAAGACGTTGCTTGATTGCATTAATGTTCATGCTGTTTTGTTTTTAAGTTTTAAAAATTTGTTTTTAAGTTTTAAGATTATCGCGATTTAATCTCACGTATAAATATCGATTTTCTTAATTCCTATACAATAAAGATACGATAATTTTTTGAAACTACCAAATTATTTAGAGAGTAATTTTATCCTTCTTTCGAGGTAAAAAACTGCTTTCTTCAAATCCTCTAGTTCCTTTGCTGGGTCCTTCTTTCCGGCCCTTGCTATGTATTTTGCTACATTGAATAGGTATGCATCTTTGTCTAATCCCCATGCTTCACATACTTTAATTACTTCATATGGGTTATCGATACCACCATAATATGCTGGTCCGTTTACTGCTTCTTTTATATCCGACATATAACTTATTTTTTTAAACCGTACTTAATCCATTTATACCAAACTCTTTCATGTAGATAATACTGAATAGGTTTGTAAATCAATTCTGCTACCCCAAATGCGGCACCTACTTTAATTGAACCACTTATCAACCACATTAATAAGAAACCAATTAACGTACTTACAATTCGATATGAGATAGTTTTTGCAATGTGTCTCTTTCTTTCTACTATCATATCAGTCCTTTTATTTCTCTGTTTGAGTAAAAATTAGTACCGTCAAATGTAGTATATTTTAATTCAAAACAATTTGAGTTAAATGCTTGGTGGTTTTTGTAAGGTAGGGAATCAAATTCGGATGCGGTTAACGAATGTCTGATACCTGTGAAACGTGTATCAAATTCTAGATATTCAAAAAATCCAACTATTGAATTAATTTTACAATTGCTTTTAACATAATCTAAAAATTTTGATATATTTGGGTCAAGGTGCGTATCGTGTAGTATACCATCAAATTTAATTCCATTTAAAGGTAATATATTAATCCAATCTCCCAATATTACTTTTACATTTTTTTTATCTTTAGCCCACTCAATAGCTAACTTGTATATTTCAGGATGAACTTCTATAATTGTATGCGATGTCACCTTTGGATTACTTTGAATTGCGTCTGCAGATAAATGCATTCCAAATCCAATTTCTAATATATCTCCACCATTTACTGTTATAATTTCAGCTAATTTTTCCATTAGTGATTTTTCACTAATGTGCATAACTGCAGATGTTTCATTATCTGTTGATAATTTTATTTGCTCATTTGTTATTACTATAGTTTCACTTCCTTTCACTTATCTTAAATATTTGGATGTTGAATTAAATTACCATTAGAGTTCATATAACCATTTCTAATCTTTGTCCCACTTATCTGCTCGATATCTGTAGGTGGCTCATGGTAGATTACTTCGTATCCAACACCTCTACCATAGTTTACACTTTCGATATCTGGAATGATTGATAATAAAATCTTATCAAAATTATTTGTAAAGAATGGTTCGGTTGATAATTCTTTTAAAACCTGTTGTGCGGTTTTAGGATTATTCTCATCTAATGGAACATCTCTAATTGCCACCCAAACATTTTTACCTTTTTCTAACTGCTGATTAATTAACCACTCATGTCCTTTGTGCCACGTTTGCCATCTTCCGATGAATAATGCGTATTTTTTCATATACTTTAATATACAATTTATTTATTAAATTCCCAAATAATTACGAAGTTTTTTAAAAGTATCTAATTCTCTTTCATTTGTAGTATCTAAATCAATATAAAATTCAGTAGGTGCTTCGTAGTTAGAAACATGGAAACTTTCTCTACCTCTTTCATTTGTAGTATGAACATAAATTTCTATTAGGTTCTCACCCATTTCTAATTTGAATTTATCTCTTTGGTCTTTGTATGGTGAAACCAATGATACCACTACGTTGTAGCCTTTGTGTTGTAAGAACTTAGCCAATGTTTGTGCATTAGTTATATTCTTTTTGCGACCTTCTTCTGAGTAATCTTTGTTTTGAAATACATCTCTAATATCATCACCATCAATAGTGATAACTTTATGTATTAAATGAGCTTCCATCCAATTAGCCATAGTAGTTTTTCCACTACCAGGTTGTCCTGTAAACCAATATATCATAACTATTTATTTTGTCAAATCTATCACATCAAATACTCTAGTGTATATTTTTTTAACACCTTCTGTATTTGTAACCAATATACAATTTCTAAATTTTTCCCAATCCACTTCAAACTTATTATCTAACTGTCCACCGGTTGCTTCCATAATAACATTGTTTAATGCATTGATTGTGTATAATGTATTACTTTGTTTTTTTCTATGAACCAAAATAGTTTTCATTTCTAAGTTTGGTTGTGTATTTTCTACTACTACATTGTAAGTTATAAACAATTCATTTGGAATATTTTTGTTTTGAAGAACATAGATGTAGTTATAAGCCAATGTATAATTGCTTTTAATTAATTCTAAGTGATTCTCTACATCTGATTTTGTACTAAATGTGCAAAGTAATTGTGTCTTCATTATTGTCTCTTGGGTGCATTATGAAATCTACCTGCGCCAGGGTTTTTACTTTTACCATCTAATGTAAATCCAATATTAAATTCTGATTGTGGATATGCTAATACATCAATTCCGTTTGAACTATCTATTGCAATTTCGCCTGCTTTAACTAATTTTCCACCACCTCTATCTTCTTTTTGTGATAATACTGAATCATTTGCAAAATCTTGTACATCTACATTTTGATTATATGCTTCATGTGCTAAGTTAGTATACATATAATATGATTCTAAACGCATTTTAATTTTAGCCAATGTATCTTTATCGATTGGTATGCCGGCTCTATTTCTTTCTAATACAATACCACCCAATGCAGATGCTATTTTTTTAGCTGCTCTACCACCTGGTTTCATTTCTGATTCCATTTGTTTAATAAATGCAGGATTTACATTTAATTCTAATGCTTTCTTTTTAATTTCAGATTGATATGCATCGTTTAATTTTTTGTGGTCTGCTGCTGATTTATCCATACCCAATCCATATGGTACATTGTGTGATTCTGATAATGCTATTACACCTTTTTTAATCAATCCTTTTGGGTCATTTTTATATGTAGATTTTCTTGTTTTTGAAGTCAATGCACTTGCACCACCTACTCCTTTCTTAACACTTCTACCATCTAATGTTACAATTCTATTTGTCCCCATACCATCACTAATCGTAATAACATCTACGGTTTCTAATGTTTGTGATTGTGGTAATAATGCACACTTACCATGTTCTGTACCATTACCATTATCTTGCATTTCTTTAATTGCTACAAATATTTCTGCGTAGTTTGCCCATCCTTCTCTTAACGATGGTTCACCTTCATGATTAGCTACCTTAGATAAAATATGTTCAAAATCTTTCAACCATTCTTTTGGATTTTTATTAGGGTCTCTTTTACTGAAATTATCTAATACCGTAATTAATGCTAATGTTTCTTTATCACCAATCATTGCCTTATCTGCTAATACTTTAAAACGATTTGCCATACCACTAATAGCATTTTGAATTACTATTACTCTATTTTTAGGAGAATCAGGAACTACACCTTTATCCATATCAATAAAGTCCATATCATTTGCATCAATCTTAGCTGAATATTCTTCTAAGTTTCTATTATTTCTTTCTCTTAATTTCTTTTCGTTTGGTTTAATTCCTTTTTCATTTGGGTCTAATCGTATAATATTTAATCCGCCAATCTTAACTGATTGTACTACACCATTCTTATCTCTATTTACTTTTGCTGCACCTTTAAGTAATCTAGTATTTCCTTTTTCATCCGTAAATGTTTGATTAGCCGTTGTCTTTTTTCCACCAAATGTAGATGTTGATAATTCAGGAATACCATTTTTAGTTGCCCATTGTCTAAATGCTCCGATTATTGGAGTTGATTTATCTTTTGCACCAACATATACTCTACTTCTTTTATCTTGCCCAGCTGTTTTAAAAACACCCGGTTGACGTGCAACATATATTTTACATGCGTTTGGATTTGCATCAGTTGGTTCTGCTACTCTAACATATTGTGCTAATAATTTTTTCTCACTTGCACTTAATGGAGTACCAGTAAACATTTTTTGTAATGATGCTTTTACTGCTATATGTGCTTTTTGATTAGGATTATTTTTATCTTTAATAAATTTATCCACTTCCTTATAAACACTCTTAATTGCAGTTACTACATTATCTTTACTTGTCTTAGTATTTTTATTATCTTCAAATCTACCAAATACATCCTTCAATGAACCACTTAAATTAACATTAACAGGTTGTTGAACCGGTGCTGTTTTTTTAGTTGGTGCTGCCGTTGGAGTTTGTGGTTGTGGTTTTTGTTGTGGTTGTGGTTTTGATACTACTTTAGATTGTGGAGTAACTTGTGGTTTTGGTTTAGCATAGTATTGTGGTTCTTCCGGGTTAGGGTCATCAATCATATCCACATTCTTTTCACTATAACCTGCTCCTTTTAACATTGCAGCTGCTGCGTGATATGCCGACCTTGCTCCACTACCTTTTTGGTCTTTATAATTCAATGCCGATGCTACCGTTACATCTCTACCTGTATCTGCATTTCTTACTTTCTTTTTTAAGATTGCTGCTAACTTAGGGTCAGTACCATCTTTCTTAGGTGCTTCTAATGTAAATTTCTTTGGTGCTAAACTAATAGCTTCCATCAATTCTATATCGGTAAATGCTTCCGCACCGAATTGTTCTAATACTGAACGTAAATGTTCTAGTTGTTCTTTGTTATCAAAGTTTGGAATTGGATATGTAACACAAAATTCTGTTAAAACCTCATCAATAATTTCACTAAGATTGTCTAAGTTAAAGTTCATCATAATTTTTACCGGTCGTTGTTTTTACTTGATACCTACCATAACCACCTTTTAATATAGGTATGATATCAGTATATAAATATTGTTTTTCTGACGGATACACATCAAATACAAACGCATCGTATGTATATAATATCAATTTTGTGTGTTTTCCTTCTAATTTCTCTTTTATTTTTAGTATTTTTCTTATATTTCTTTCAGTTTCGTATGCTTGGATATAATAATTAAGAACTTTTGCGGGAGTTATAGGTTCTAATCTTTCAATACCAAACTGAATATGATATGAATGCGTAAAGATTGCTTTGTTTTTTACCATTGTTTCTGATAATAAATCAGTAAGATGTTGTATCTCTTTAAAATATTGAATATCTAATAACTCACTTCTAATCCCACCATATAAATTTTGGAATATTAAAGTTTTTACTTCGTTTCTATCATCAATACCAATTTGATTTCCAATCCATGTATAAAAATCTAACCCACTACCATAGAAATCTTTCATCCATTGCATTTCTTTTACATTTGCAGTTGAATTAAGTTTCATTTGGTAAATAATATCCATCAATAATCTTGGGTGATACGCTTCAAAATCACAACTAATCAATTCACCACCATCAAATCTACTTATAAATGCCTTTCTTTCACCGGTATCTTTTTTAAGTGCAGCATAGTTTACACCACCATATCGGTTCGATGGTCGGAGTGTAGATGTCATTAGGTTATATTGAGTATAAACCATATTATCCTTCGTTAAATGAACTGGATTGTAGGTTAAAACGTAATCCCCATCTACCTTTAATCCACTACTTTCAATATAACTAAATGCCTTTGTTGCATCATCTATGTATTTAATTGAATTTTTGTTTACATTAAGTGAAAACTTAGAAACATATTGTTGTATAAGTTCTATTTGTTTAACCATTGGAATACTATCATTCAAATATGGTTCACCTTTAAACTTTGATTTGTAAAATTGGTTTAACTGATTATCTCCTAATTCAATATCATGATAACCATACTCAATAAATTTAGCTAAATCTACATCAAATCCTTTTGTAAAATTTAATATTTGTGAGATTGCTTTGTAATTAAAAATTAACTGAGGATGTATTGTGTCTAATAATTGTGATAATGCTTCTACTTTAATTCCTAGCCCATCCCCATTGTTTACATTTATAACCCACTCATTCTTTTTTGATTTGACATATATAAAAGATATACGATTATTCATCACATGCTTTTCTTCATCTGATAATCTAACGTATATTAAATTAGTATACTTTCTATATTCTATTAAGAAACTTTCAAAATCAAATTTATCTTCTACAAATATCATATATCCAAAGATAATACATTTTGGTTATAATACAAAATAAAAAGGAGAGTAATTAAACTCTCCTTTCGTTTGTGATTAGAAACCACCGTAATTTTTTTCATCAGATTCTGTCCAATGTTTCGCCTTTAAAGCGTGTAAATCAATTGGCTCTCTTTTCATATGCCCACCTTTGTTAAAGTTTGCACCTTTTTTTAAGTAACCACCCAAAAAGTTCCTACGGAATCGATTTGAGTTATTTGTCTCCGAGCCATGGATGTTGTGTGAATGTAACAAAACTACTTGACCCTTTCTGCAATGTCCTTCGATTTTTCTAAAGTCATGTCCTTCGGGCATAACACAAGGTTTACCTCTTTCATTTCTCCAAAAAGTAGGATTGGTTTTTGTTCTCTCCTCATCTACTTCAATTGGTAAAATTGGTAATCTATGTGAACCTTCGTAAACCCACACTGCTCCATTTTCAGGATCGTGATTATCTAAAGCCAAAGAAGTGTTGATGATTTCGTTGTGTTTGCAACCTGTGTAGAATGCATTTTGATGCTGGTCTCTACCCAATTGTCCGGGTGGTTTAAAATAACACCACGTCTGCATTCCTTCTGCTTCACCTTCCATTAAATATTCTACTGCTTCCAAAACTTTTGGATGACAAAATAGTTTTTCTAATTTAGCTGAAATTTTATGTGGATATGAAAACGGGTCCCAATCTCCCCACTCTTTACCATCTTCGGTAGTAGTGCCGATTCTTTCTTGACGAAGTGTTTCTAACTCCGCGTTAATTTCATCACACTCTTCTTCTGTTAATAAATCTAATATTGTGAATCCTTTGTAACGCCAATCAAATGTAATTTGTTGGACTTCTTCTTCACTAAGATGTTTTAATTTTGCCATATAACTTGTTTTATTTATTATAAATATAATCTATTATTTTTTACTAACCAAATAAAAATATGACTTTTATCAGTTTTTCCAAAATTTAAGATAATTGTTAATATAGGTATCTAAATTTGAAATAGTTTTCATTACATATTCAACTGATTTTTTATTTGCTATTTCGGTTTCAGTTCTATCACCATATATTTTCCATTTAAGTTTAGCACTAATATATAATGAATTGTTTTTAAACTCATCAAATTTAAATTTACTTATCTCATATATTAATCCATTTTCTTCGTTTCTTTTTCTTACAAAATAACGATAGATGTATTGATTAAGATAATCTTGTACATTAGGATTTGCTTCAAACGCCTGTATTTGTGTTTCTTTTGGTGCGTTCTTTTTTAAATTACTTGTATAATGTTTTACTATATTATCCATATTATTTTCCAATTACATCGTTAGCAACTCTATATTTACATTCTACCATAGTTGTCCATTGTGCATCATCTACTTTATGTTCTACCGATGTTACTTGCCAATATCCTCTATCCTTAAGCCATGGTACAGGACTTGGTGTAAACATAATAGCAGAACCAAGTGATATACCTGACATACCCAGTAATGTAAATGATACTGTTACCGGAACTAATGCATTATTTCTTTTAAAATCTTTTCCAAAAACATAATGTTTTACACAACTTACATCTTTAAATACACCAAACATAGGGTCTGCACCGGCATCCCCAAATTTAGCGCTTTTTGCAAATTTTATTCTATTTTCACCTGGCATATTGAATACATTTGAAAAGAAACTAGGTATAATTGCAAACATAATTCCAATTTCTGCCCAAAAGCTAGTGGTATCATCATTTGCAAGTGCACCCCCCTTTGCGGGTGGTGGTTTGGGTACAAGTTGCATAACTGGATCTGGTTTTTGCATTGCAAACATTCTTAAACCAGGATTATCATCATGTTGTGCAGGGTCCTTGCTATCCATTACCATCATTGAAACTATTTCTTTTGGCATATCACAATTCATAGAGATATCAATTACTCTACTACTATTTCCAAATAGATTTACCTTAGGTATAGCCGTTACCGGATGAAATAAATTTAAATCTACTATTGAATATATTAATTTAGAATTTTTATCAGTTGTTTCTCTTCTTACTAAATTATATAATCCCGCACCTGCTACATTTAATTCTGATATTATTTTATCTAAAAAATCATTAACACTTTCACATCCTTTTGCAGAATCTTTAAGAAAGTCAGTTTTTATGTATATGTTTTCAATATAGCCTGCCGTTTTACCGGTAATATTAACATTTGCATCACCAATTGTTGTATTAACAGTATCTATTGGAAATTCATGTGTACCATTAAATGGACCAAATTTTTGTGTAGCACTTAATGTAGGTGTTAATACTCTTGCATTTTTTTCTGAGTACCCACCGATAAATCCCATCGTTGTAGAATTTGGAAATAATACATTTTCAGATACACTAATCATATTTGGATGACCCATTGCAATTGCATTACTCAAATCAATTCCTAATTCAAGTTTATTTTTATCAGTTTCTTTTGGTCTAAATTTATTAAGTATTGCTGTTAATGCAAATCCTAATTGAACGTATGTATCACTACTTTCTGCAAACGTACTTGCTTTATCTATTCTATCTTCTCTAAAATTAATTGTATGTGCTTTAATTTCCGCTTCGGTTGTACCTGTTAATTTTCCATCTAAATCTAATCCTTGACATACTACTACAATATCATCACCTTCCGATTTTGCATCTGTCGATGATTCTTTATCTTTTTTACTTAATGCTAAGAATCCTGGTATTTCCGATGGTGAACCTAATTCTAATTCTGCATCAATAGTTGCATCTGAATTTATTTTAAAATTAAAATTCACCAATGGTCCTGCCATATAATCTATTTCATAATCGGCTAATGCAACTTCGTTTTGCCAATTAGCAATATTAAGTACAATGCTGGCTGCTGTTGCAATATTAGTAGATGGTGTTCCTGTTGATGATTTAACCCATCCCCAAGATACCATTTGTGTATTACCAATTAACAAAAAATCTTTATATGTTTGCAATTGTTCAATATCTGAAAATTTAACATTAATCTTTGCTTTTCTAATTGCACCCAATGTACCACTATTTGATACATCTAATCCCGTTATAAGTGGTGGAAATCTTTCATTTTGACTTTGTACTTGACTTAAATCAAACGCCGTATAACTAGCGTAATTAATTGATTGTTTGGCTCCACCTACATATTTTGTGAGTTGTATAAATGCTTTATTACCACCAAATGTTTCTCTGTTAGTTTTGTTTATTTTACTTACTATTCCACCCTTCATAGGTGATATCGCTGGGAATGAAGACATATTGTATTATATTAAATCGGTAACTCTATTAGTATTAGTTGGTATTCTTAATTGAGTACCAGGTTTACATTTTAAATCAATATCCGTTAAATTATTTGTCATTGCGATTAACCACCATTTAGTTGCATCACCAAAATAATGATTAGCCAATAAATCTAATCTATCACCATCTACGGTCATAATTAATATATCACTATCATCGGCGGTAATGTTTGGTATTAAATTAGATGTATATACCTTTCCTTTACCGGATTTAAGTTCTGTTTTTGTATTATCGTATCTATTCATTATTATTAAGTATATTAAGAATAAAAAGTGTATGAGGTATTATCAGTATTAGATGTTACTTTATATGTAATATCCATTTCAAATATAAATGGTTTTTGTTTTCCTTTTGTTATTTCCCAAGGTGAATCATCTGTAACCGTTAAATTACATGCTGTTAAAAATCCATATGGAGTGTTTATAATATTACCAATTTTTAATGGTATCAATTGACCAAATACACCTATGTTTCCTTTGGGTGTAGGTAGGGTTAATTTTTTAATCCTTTCTGCTTTGCTCCAAATTAAATCTAATTCTGAATTATTATCAGCATACATTTGAAATTTAAAACTAATCTCTCTTTCCCAACTATCATATAGATAAAATTTAAAACCACTACCAACCGATTTTGTATCTGTCCAACTCGGTGTAGCATTATCACTTAAACCAGTTATAGTTCCTAATAATGTAACTTTATCAATAGACAATGCAACAATATCAAATACTTTACCATCTGTATTTTGTAATACTTCTTTTTTTATTTTAGGATATGGTACATATTTTTCTTTTCCAGAATGATATTCAGTATCTCTGGTATTAATATCTGTATAAAATCCTTTACCATACCATGCATCCTGTTCAAACGTATTTTTATTATTAAATCTTTGTCTAGCTATTATATTTCCGTTATACTTTATTGTTTTTGATGTAGAAAGTTTACCAGCTCCTTCTAATAAATTATCACCTGCTCCAAAATTTAGACTTGTATAATATAAATCGTTATCTACATCAAAAGAACCACTTTTATATCCATATGTACTAAATACACTTGAATTAATATCGTTTAATGATTTATCGTATACTTTTGTGTTATCGAATGAATGACTAGCAATTATATTATTATTGTATCTAATCGTTCCATCTTTGGTTTCCCATCTATTTTTTAATATATTATCACTAGTTCCGTAATTTTGAGAAACTATTGAAGAATCAAATGTATAATAGGTAGTATCATTTCCAATATAGTAACTATAATCTAGTCCATTTTGAGTTTGATAAGTAAATGGATTTGCACTTTTATCATCCTTTGCATCGTGTAAATTAATTACTGGTACATATCCATTTAATTTATTTGATACTTCTGAAAATTTTCTACTATAAAAATCATCTAATCTATTTGATGTTCCTTTAACTAATCCATCTTGTGTTGGATTACTAGATAATTTTATAACTTTTATTTTACCTTCTTCTTTTCCTAATTCCATTCCTGCACCAAATAATCCACCAAATAATCCAGGTCTATTTGAAAATTGTGTTTGGTTTACTGCAATATTATCAGTTACACCCGATTGAAATGCAAAAGTTGATGGGAAATTATCAGGATATAGTTGACCCACAGGAAGTTTAACTGCCGGTAACTTTTTCTTTTTTAATGTTAATTTCTTTTTGTTTATTAATGCATCTAATCCAGCAGATACTAATTTTGTTGCACCACCGATTGCTGCACTAACTAATGCATTTTTTAAATTTGCTCCTAAGTTTTTTAAACTAGCATTATCTTTTAAAAAATTTCCTAATGCTCCTTTATCGTTTCTTATTCTACCATATAGTAAATCGGTATATAAACTATTTACCATTTGGTCTGGCTCAGATTCACTTAATCCGGTATATAAATCTCCTGGTAATTTTGGATTAGTTAATTGAGAAATTGCACCACCCGCAACACCACCCACAATAGGAATTTTTGATACTACTTTTGATGCTACTTTTACAGCTGCTTTTTTTAATTTTTTTGTATCAACTTGCCCTTGACTCATTATACGGATAATATCTGCACCATATAATTTAGGAGTTGCCTTTAACCAAGCTTTAGATTGTTCTATATTAATTGCAAACCTATCACTTGGGTCGGGCTTAATCATATCATCCGTTTGTTTATTCGGATTAAATCTAGGGTCAAACTGATATGTATCTAATAATTCTAATAATGTTTTACCCATAATTAAGTAGGTTGTCTTTTGTTACTAATTGCTAATCCTGTGTTCATTTTCTTACCATCTATATACACCGCAATCTTACCATCGCTCATATCTTTTCTTAATCCCATAATTTCTTCTAATAATTTAGTAGAAGTATCTTCTTTACCACCACCGGCACCGGAACCACCACCCATCAGTGCCATTAAAATACCACCACCGATTGCTAATCCTGCTAATACAGGAAGTGCAGCGATACCCATTTGTCCAATCATTGCTAATGAAAGTGCCAATGCACTAAATGCTAATGCTAATCCTAATATTTGAGGAACTATTGCTATTAATCCCGTTACATATGTTTGTATTCCCCCTAACGTTGCACCCATTGCTCCTGCTCCTGCTGCTAATATACCCAATGCAGTTCCAAATACTAACAATGCTAATGCACCCATCATAATTGGTCCGGCAAATGTTCCAAATATTGCAAGTCCAATTCCTAATGGTATTAATGCTAATCCAAATAATGCCAATTTACCAACATCTAATGCTGCAAAACTTGCTGTGAAACTTTCCATTGGTCCCGCAACATAACTTAATCCAACACCTAATACCATCATTGCAAGTCCTAATCCAGCTAATGCCAATAACCCAGCACCAAATACAATAGCACCCGGTCCCATCATTAAGGCACCTAAAGCAAATGCGGCTCCGGCGAATATTACCAAACCAGCTGCAGCTGCTAATACTGAATCAATTTTTACGTTTGCTATTAAACTCATAGCAAATGCAAATGGAATCAATGCTACTCCCAATACTGCTAATGCAATAGCTCCTTTAATGATTTGCTTTTCCGCCTTTGCCATGGCAGCAGCTATTCCAGCTAAAATAATTAATGCACCCAATCCCATCACAACATCTGGCCATTTTACGGTAGCAAACTCTTGAAATGCTTTTGCTGCTACAAATAACGCTGCTGATAATATCAATAATGCAACCGCTCCTTTTATTAAATCGCCACTTTTTATTTTACCAAACTTACTTGCTTGTCCTGCCTGGTCTCCACCTGCTGCCGCCGGAGGTGGTGTTGCTGCTGCGGCTGGTGTTTTATTTGCTTTAAATCTTTTATCAGGTAATCCGGCTTTTGTTAATGGTCCTACCATTGAAGTACCTGCATCTAATCCGGATTGTGCTGCTTTTAAACCTAACATTTTAGCAATTGCTTTACCAATCCAACTCACCATACTTCCAAGTCCACTAAGTATTCCGTTAATTGGTTTCATCATAAAACTCATTGCCTTTGTTAAAGCAGGTATTTTTATTCCCATTTGACTAAGATGTGCTCCGAATTGTGCACCCGATAAAACCAATCCACCCATTCCTTTTAATGCCTTTCCTGCTATTGAATCACCAATAACATGCATTAATGTTGAAATTCTTTCGTATTGTTGTGCCGCCACACCATGCATACCTTTTAATG